ATTCACATACACCACATCAAAGCAAATGCGGTTTATTGCGACCCAGGAGTTCACCGCGGCCCAGGCTTACGGAAAGAATATAAAAGTGCGCATAAGACGCACCACCCCAAAGGCCGACGGCTCAGCCAAAGACAGCGTTTATTTAATGGCCGTACAGACGACCATATATGACGCAAAAAAGAGCACCTCCTCCCAGCTCGTAACGGCGCAGGTTTTAGAGGACACCGAGCGTGACAAATGCTGCCGAATAGGCCTTAGAATCGCGGCAAATGCCAACACTACGGGGCTTATTGACGCAATAAGCGTTATAGCGCAGGGCACCGCCCGCACCTGGAACGGGACAGAATGGAGCGCCACAAAGACCCCGACGAGCAACCTTGCAGCGTGGGTGCTGGAAATATTAACGAGCCCGCACCACACCCCGAGCCGATACGACGACACAGAACTAGACCTCGACACCTTTGGCGAATGGTACGAATATTGCGAGGCTCAGGGCTTTAACGCTGACGGCGTGATAATCAGGAACGCGAAGAAAAAGACAATAATTGACACACTCTGCCAGAACTCCAACGCGGCGCTGTTTTATAACCCTATGACCGGCTTAATAGAAGCGGCCCTGGATAACGGGCGCGACTATTCCGTGGCGCTCCTCAATAGCGAGAATATTATCAGCATAACCACCACTAAAGACTTCAAACGAAAAGCGGATGGAATAAAAGTTAAATACATCAACGCGGCGGCAGATTATGACGGCGACAGCGTAACCTTTATGCGAGACGGCGGCGAATACGACCCGGCAAGCGACACTCTGACAGAGGCGGGCCTTGAGTATGTAACCGGCTACGCTCACGCGTTCAAGATAGCCTGGCGCCGAATGGCCGAGGAGCTCGCACAGCCGCGAATTGTGACGGTTAAAGTGGGACGCGAGGCGGCTTATTACCCCCTCTATTCACGCGTAGACCTCCAGCACAAAAGCCTTAAAATAGGACTTGCACACGGTACGATTAAAGCGCTTGTCTGGAATAATTCCTATTTGCAGCAGATTGTGTTAAACGGCTCGGTAACTTTCCCGGAGGGCACCGCCTGCGGCGTAATTATAAACTGCGTAAGCGACGACGGGCGCGGCATATTGTCGCTCAAAGTGTCAGGAAGTGGCACAACGGACACACTGGAAGTTGACACCACACTCCGCAGCAACGCGGAGGTGATACCAACGCCGGGCGACATTTTGAGCTTCGGGGAGCTCGACGCGGACGGTGAATTCACGGTAATTACTTCACAAATGAAAATAACCAACGCCGAAGAAAACGACGACGGCTACACCTTAACGCTTGTAGACTACAACCCGGCCGTGTACGAATACGGAGAGCTCCCGACATATAAGAGCAACCTCACAAGCATTCCAAACGGCACGCTAAAGACGATAGAGAGCCAGCGCGAATACATCACCGCAGGAGAGGCTCAAGCGGGCTTATCAGAGGCCGTACAGGCTGCCGTAGACACCACCACAAAGGGCTACAGGTTTACGAATGTATACAAGGTGCGCCCGGTGGAAGCCTGTCTCGACGAAATAATCGCAAAGATTGACGACGACGCGCGGAACAGTTCGGCAAGTATCAGCATGAGCGAGGACGAAATACTGCTGCAGGTTTCAGACATGGAGCGCGAGCTTGTAGGTTTAATCGACATACAGGCCGGAGCCGTTACGGCGCTTGTAGAGGGCGGCGGAGCGTCCGGACAGATGAGCCTTAGCCTTAATCTGCCGGTGATGATAGACGCAGCCAAACGCGCCGAACTCGTGGAAGCCTCCAGCGAGGCAGAGGTGGCCGCCGTTTACGCGCTTGTAGAGGGCACAACCTATTACGGAATTAAAGGCGACGCAACAGGCACCGCAGTAAAGACGCTATGGGACGCAGCCGTAGCAGCCGGGCTTATTGCCTCACAAATTGAGCTGCAAGCCGACCAAATCTATTTAAACGGCGAGGTAATCGTTAACAACGATAGCAAAATTAAAGCGGCTTTAATCGATGTAGAGAATCTGCTCGCAACCGATATAGCGGTAAAAGACAAAGGCGTTATACATTCGGACGATTTTAACGGCACAATAGACGACGACGGCAATATAACCGAAAGCGGCTCGTCCGGCTGGGCTATCGACCACGCGGGGCACGCAATGTTTAGCAGCTTATTTGCAAACGGTGACTGCGCATTTAATGGAGGTTTAGGGGAACCGACAAGGGTAAATTCTACTGAATGGAAATTGAGCCCGAACGGCGTCTATTTGATTTTCTGTTATAAAGGTATGACAAAAATCTATCTTCAAATACCGTCCTATAAAGGCTATGTTTGCGCGTCGGACGTAAGCATTTATTTATTTTCGGGTAATACAAAAACTGAGCTTATTACGGGCATTCCGCATACTTACGGCAACGGATATTTATATAAAATTAGAGAGCAGTCGAGCGTATGTACTGCTGCGAAAATACACGACGAGAGTACGGATGCGTTTAGGGTAACGAACTACGACTATTTAAAGGTAACGTTTGCCAGCTCGGGAGATCCACAAAGCGGCTTGTATAACGTCGTAACCGTTCTAAAAATCGGTAATATTTAATTAGACGGCGCAATAGTTGAGGCTGTATACTCCCGGAACGTAAAACCGACGGAAATATACGGCCTTAAATTATACGCCTTTGTATCGCGTATATCTGTCGGGAACTGATTAAAAAAACAATCGCAACCAATAAAACCACCGGCAGCCTTAAACGCGGCTAATCAAAGCGCCAGCACCTCCAGGAGCGCGGTGCGGACTTTTGGCTTAATTGGCATTTTGTCGGAGACTTTATCCCCGACGAACGCCACGGAGCAGGAATCAGAGGCAAGCATAGTTTTCAGCTTTTCCACGGCCTCCGGGGCGATAAAGCCGGAGAACACCTCCGCCAGCATAAAAGGCCCGATAACATTGGAAGTGCGGCTTTCAAACGGCACCTCCAGCCGCTCCCCGTCCGCAAGGAAAACGGCGTAATCAAAAAACGCCCATTTTGAAGACTGATAAATAAGAGTAATAACCGGTTTACCGTTGCGCTGCTGGAACATCAGGTGCGCCCGCTCACCCGTAATAGAATCGCGCAGATTGTAAATCATTCCCGGCTCTAAATCCTTATGCTTAACCGATTGAACGCCCAGCACTTCATTATATGACTGCACGAACTTGTCGTCTGTATCGGTAGACACGCAGCCAAAAAAAAGAAAACAAAAAAAAGGAATTAAAAAAAGTTTTTTCATAGCGCACCTCAACTCCCCATTATAGCACAGAGCGGCTTTAAATCAAACCGAAAATATAAAAATATGAGAGGACGAAAAACACCGGCCGTTGCATTCATCACGCGGCTTATTTACACCACATCACGCCCGGATTTTATCCGCATTCTTAAAAACTCCCCGCTCACCCCCGCCGAGCGCGAGCTTGTCACATTATACGCAGACGGCGCACTATACAAGGAACTGGCCGACCGCTACCACATAAGCGCTCAGGCAATCTACACCAGGAAGCGCAAGGCCTACGAAAAACTGCACGCCTATTTAGCGCAAAAATAACGAAATCGTGATATTTTATCATTCTTAGAATGTCTACTTTTGTAGACACTTAGTAGACAGAATACGGCGTTTCGTTTCAATTCGCTTTCATTCGCTTTTTTTTGTTTCTCTGAATAGAATAGAAATGAAATGAATAGAATTGAACTGAATAGAATATATAGGCGCTAAAATACGCGCCTACGCGCTCACCTCCTTAGCATATGCAAACATGTACCGGTAGATTATATCCTGGACAACTTGCGGCATTTTTTCGCCGAGACCAGAGTAAAGGCAATCATCAAGCAGCCGGACGGGGTAGAACGGTTCCTCACCGGGAAAGCGGGCGAACATTCCGCGCTCGGAGATATGGAGCACTACAGGGCGGCAGCATACGCGCGGCGCGTCGATTGCGAACTTGTACGAGTGAAAGCTAATGCAGCCGCGGGAATCGGTGAGGCGCGGCACTTGAGCTGTAAGAATTACATCAAGGTTTTTATTGCAGGGAACGAAAAAGGAATCCGAGCGCATAGGTTCAACGCCGAAACGCGCATTAAACTTATCGACCCAGGACGCGAGAAAAGCGTTTGCTTTTTCGACCGTATCGCAGCCGGCGCGGAATAGTTCAGTGGGGAGCCGCTGCTGGAGGGTTAGCCACATGCGCTCAACGCGGCCCTTTGCCTCCGGGCTCCAGGCGAGAATCTGCCGGATATTGAGCTCGTTGAGGATTCGCTGCCACTGCGTCTTTTTATCGTGAACGCCGGCGAGCTCCTCCCATTGCGTAAGATTTTTTTTATTTTTTGGAGTTACGCAGAAAATAGCCGCGCGATCTGAGTAAATCTCACGCGGGCAGCCATAGCGGGAAATCGTCCGCCGCAAAATCTCAAGATAGCCGTAGAGGCACTCGAACTCGGTAACATATAGCGCCGTTATGCGGCTTGTTGCGTCGTCGATTGCGCCGTGCATACAATAGCGCTTATTATTGCCAAATCGGGAAAACCAGGCAAAGGGCGTGCCGTCAATCTGGAGCATATCACCGAAGCAGAACCGGCGGACGCGCGGCCGGTGGAGTTTTGGCTTTTTGATTTTACGCGCTTCGGGGGATTTTATCCCGTATTCAGCCATAATCGAGCGGAGGGTGGTATAGCTCACCGATACGCCCTCGTAGTGCTCGAGACACTCGCCGAAATATTTAAAAGTAATACCGGAATAGGCGGGCGTTGCATACAGCGCGACGATTTTATTTTTTAGGGCTTGCGGCGTCTTATTGGCTGGAGGGTGCCCGGTGCCTTTATGATTAAGGCAGGCGAGCCCCTCGGCCATATATGCCTTTTTGAGTTGACACATGCGGACGACGGAGTAACCGCACGCGCTGGCCGCCTGCGCGAGCGTATACTTCCCAGCGGCAAGGCCTACGAGGTAGACCGGCAAAAGGGTTTTATATTTTGGTGCGTTCACACCCGACTTATCGGCAATCAGGCGCGAAAACTTGAGCAGAAAAAATATTAAAAAAAAATAATTAAAATTTCATTTTTCGCTTGACATTCTAAAAAAAAAGGCGTATTCTTAACTTAACTTGACGAGCGGAAAGTTTAAACCGCTCCTCGACGGTTGAGTTTGAGAACGCATGACTGAACCGTTGAGCAATCAACGGGGCAATAAATACCCGCTACCTTATGCGTTCACGGTAGCGGGTTTTTTTATTGCCGAAAGGGGCGAAAATGACACAGTACGAAAAACTGACAGAAAAGCAGAAGCACTGCGAACAGCTCGCGGAACTCCTCCAAGATCCGCACTTAAAGACATTCTACAAGAACGCAGCCAAAGGCTATGAAATCAAACGCGGACGCCTTAGCGTTGAGGAGGCAGCCCGGTGACAGAAAAAGAAATCCCAGAAAGTGAAGTAATAAGCGAAGTAAAAAAAGTTATAGAAATAACCGGCTTGAAGCTCCAGCGCATTAACACAGGGTGCTTCAAGGTGGGTAAACGATTTATACGAACGGCCGAGGCTGGGACGCTCGACTTTGAGGGCTACGACAACCGGGGCCGTTTTCTGGGTATTGAATGCAAGCGCCCGGTGGGAGGCAGGACTTCACCGGCGCAGGCGGAAAGAATAGCGGACATAAACGCAAAGGGTGGAATCGCGTTTATTGCGCACAGCGGCGCGGAGGCGCTGGAAAAGCTCAAAGAAAATAATTGTATAGGGAGCGCCGACGGTTCGGTTTAACTGTCTACCCCTGCCCGGGCATTAAAGCGGGTTCAACTCCCGCCGCTCCACAAAGGCGAAAAGCTGGCCAGCGCAACGCCAAAAAAAACAAAAGAGGTGCGATATGAAAACAGAATTATTAGACATAGCCGAGAAATTGACCGGCTGGAGTTCAGACGACTACGGCTTCGAAATCGTAAAAGCCGAACAGACAGAGGGCGGAGCGTGGGTGCTCACCGTGAAGAAATACAGCAAGACCGAGGGGGCTGCAAATGAGAGTGACCAATAACCTGAAGCTGCCGGCCGCCTTTGTACACGCCGTTTCGACAGAGCGCCATAACGCGCCACATTGTTATAGCGCTACCACACTCAACAAGGGCGCAAAGGAAATCGTATTGACCGACCGCCACTACGACGAAATCACAGTAGACGCCAGCGAGCAAATATGGGCGGTTTGGGGTACAGCCGTACACGCGCTGCTCGAGAGCGAAAAAGACGACAACTTCCACGAGGAGCGTTTCAAGGTTGCCGTCGGTAATTCATACGTTACCGGGCAAGTAGATTCATACGACATGGAGCGCGGAATTATCAACGATTGGAAAACCGCGAGCGTGTGGAAA